GGAAAGCGCGCCGGCGGCCACGGTGACGGCGTAGATCAGGTCGCCGATGTTCAAGAGGTCGCGCGCGGCGTTGAAGTAGCCGGCGGCGCGCACGGTGGCCTGCGCGTCCTCGGTGACGTAGCTCCACATCTTGGGCGCGCCCAGGCCGAGCGCGCCGGCGGCGATGGACGTGTTCGGCTTCGCCGTGTTGCCGAGCGGCGCGAGGTTGTTGACGTTGAAGGCCATGTTACGCTCCTTGGTTCAAAGGTCCGATGTCGAAAGCGTGGCCCGGGCGCGGCCTTCAGGGAGCCGCGCCCGTCACGGGATTACGCTTCGTGGGTGGCCACCTCGACCACGCCCTTGGGGTCGATGACCACGGCGCCCGCCTTGAACAGGCCGTTGGCGAGCCAGCTGGTCTTCTCGGGCACGTAGTTGACCTCGGTCCTGAAGTCGATGCCGATGGCCAGGCCGGTGGCCTGGCGGTGATAGGCGAAGTTGCTGCGCGTATTGGCGGCGAGCAGCAGGCCGCCCTCGTCGCGGTCCTCGATCATCTGGAACTTGAAGCCGAGCCAGGTGTTGATCTCGCCCGCCACCAGGGTCTTCACCGTGTTGAAGTCGGCCGACGTCGCATCGGTGGTGCCGAGCAGGCCTTCGAGCGACAGCGCGTTGTGCAGGAAACAGCGATCGGAAGTCGGCACGCCGCGCTGGTCGAGGATGCGCTTGGCCATGCGCAGCTTGGCGGTGTTGAGCGAGGTGTCGGCGCCGCCCACGGACTTGGCCACGTCGGGCGAGCCGGCGTTGGCCTCGAGCGCGTCGATGATGAGCTGGTCCTCGCGCCGGGTGATGGCGCCGGCGATGTTGACCTGGACCACCTCGCGCTCGTTCACGTTGGTGGTGGCCTCGTCGAACACGTCGGTGTATTCCGGCGCGTTCCAGTCGGCCAGCGTCGCCGTCACCGTGGCGTAGGTCGTGCCCATCGGCACGACATCGGTCTGCGGCACGCGCGGGGTGGCCACGCCCTTGTTGTAGCGGCGGAACTTCTCGGAAGATCCGACCACGCCGGTTTTCACGCGCACGGTCGGGCGCAGCACGCCCATCCCCTGATAGGCGGCCTTCACGCCGGCGTCGAACTCGATTTGAGCTGTGGCTGTCAGTCCGGTGGACATGGTGCCCTCGGCAAAAACGAAACGGGTTTAGTCGTTTCGCGGCCGAGGGCCTGTCTTGATCGCGCCGTCCGGGGATCCGCACCCCTCCTAAATGAAGGGGCCGATGAGCCCTTGGCCGCGACCCGTCTAGGGTCCATCCGCTTGCGAGGGACCGCCTCGCCGATCGGGGGCGTTCTTTCCGCCCTGTCCGCCGGGGCCCCTTTGCCGCCCGTCGCCGGGACACCTGAGTCATAAGGTGTGGGCCGGTTTCGCTTGGCGTAGGCCGGGGATGGCCGACGGCCGCACCGCTATCCCTTCCCTGGTGGGGCTGTCAAGCGCGCTCCACAATCTCTTGGATTTACGCCCGAGCCGACGCCCCCATGCCGGCGACGGGTGTGGCCGGGACGGCGCCTGCTTCGTCGAGCGCCTTCAGCAGCTCGGCCGCTTGGCGCTGGAGGGCGGATTTTTTGGCAGAGTCCTTCTCGGCGAAGGCCTGGGCCGTCAGCTTGTAGTAATCCTCGAGCGAGCCGGTGGCGACCTGGGCGAGGCTCGGGTCGATGGGCATGGTGGAGGCCACGCCCGAGCGCATGATGGCGGTCAGCGCCCGGATGGAGCCAGCCGTGCGCAAATCGGCGCCCAGCGCCTTGGCGTCGTCGGGGCCGAGCACGCCCTTGGCCACCTGGCCGTTCAACCAGGTGCCCAGGTTCTTGCGGATGGCCTCGGATTGCGGGCCCAGCTTTTTCACCTCGTCGGCGAACTTGCCTTCGGCGTTCGCCTTCAGCTCGTCGAGCGTGACGCTGGTCTTCTCCGGCGGGTCCTTGGCCAGCCGGTCGGCCTCGCCCTGGAGCCACGCCATGACCGGCGCGACCATGCCCTCGAACTGGAGCTGCGACACGCCGGCCTTGTGCGCGGCTTCGCGCACCACCGGCACCAGCTTGTCGTCCGCCGCGAGCTCGAAGCCGTCCACCTTGGGCAGCGCGTAGCCCTCGGGCTTTTCCGGCGGCTTGTGGGCGCCCTTGGCCAGGGCGTCGCGCGCGCCCTTGTAGGCCTTCAGCAGCTCGTCGGTCTTGAGCGAGCCGGTGGTGGCGTCCCACGCGGCGTCGGGAAGGCTCTCGGGCTTGGCCACGGCCTCGCCCGCCTTGGCCGGCGCGATCTTCAGCAGCCACGGGCTGGGCTGGTCTTTTTTTCCGGCGGCGGCGGCCGCCCCGCCCTCTCCCTTATCCGCGGGATGTTTCGTGTCGGCCGCCTGGGCCTGATCGCCCTGGCCTTCGAGCAATCCCTTGCCGCCGGGAATGGCGGCGGCAGCGAGGTCCTTGGTGTCGTCGGGCATGGGTCTCACTCCGTCGGTTGCGGGGGTTCGGGGGGCTTGCGGGCGCGGGCCAGGCGCTGCTCGATTTCGCGCACCATGCTGTTCTGGCCCTCGCGGAAGAAGCCGTGGCTGGGATCGGCGCCCGCCGTGAAACAGGGCTGCTCGATGGTGCGCCGGCGCAGATCGGCCAGCACCAGCGCGCCCTGCGGCGAGGTGAAGATGGCCGCGTAGGCCAGGTCGATTTCGCGCTGATCCACCTCACGCCACCGGCTGCGGCGCCGGCTGCGCCCGGGTGAGGTTGCCGGCGATCTGGGCCGCGGCCGGCGACTTGGCGATCATCTCGGCCTGGGCCGCTTCGGCCGCTTCCTGTTGCATGGCCTGGATTTCCTCCGGCGTCGGGATGAGGCGCGAGGGCACGCCGAGAAGCTCGGCGATGGCCGAGGGCGTGCGCTCGGGCGAAAGGGCCCGCGCTACGGCCGCCGGCCCCAGTGCTGCGGCGATGATCTCGGCCGTCTTGGCGATGGTGGTCACGTCGTCGAGCTTCTGCGCGTTGGCCAAGGGCGACATGGGGATGACGGCGACCTCGCGCCCGTCGATCTTTAGGCCCAGCGGCACTTCGCCGGTTTCGTCCAGTATGTCGGCGACGCGCACCATGATGGGCACCAGGCCGTCGCGGTTGAGCCGCCCGAAGGCCGAGCCGATGTCGCGCGACAGCTGCTTCAGCTGGTGGATGATCTCGGTGGCCGAGCGCACCTTGCCGTCGTCGGGCAGTTGGTTGTCGAACATCAGGGCCTTGATGTCGCGGCGCAGATCGGCGGCGACGATCTGGGCGATCTGGAAATCGGCGGCCCGCTCCAAGGGCGCCAGGCTGGGGCCCGAGGGGTGCCCGGCGTTGCGCCCCACCGGGATCACGGCCCCCGGGCGGATGGCGACCGTGGCGGGGTTGAGCACGCCGTCGTCGGCCGCGGTGTAGACGCCGGTCACGGCCAGGCTGGCGTTCTTCAGCACCAGCTCGACCACCTTGTTCAGCGTCTTGATGTCGGGCAGGGCCTGGATCAGCGGCCCGCGGCCCTCGACCTCCCCCGGAGCTTTCAGCCAGCGGATGACGATCCAGGGCCGGGTGCGATAGGTGCGGGTCTCGATCTCGGCCTTCGATTTGGGGCAGATGGCGCAGAAGCGCCAGTTGGCGCCGGCCGGGTCGTAATAGGTGATGTTCTCGATCTCGACCTCGGTCTCCGGGTTGGCGCCGGCGGCCAGCTCGGCCATCTCCCTGGGCAGGGTGCCGCCGGGATAGAAGCGGGCCACGTTGCGCGCCGGCATTTTGAGCTTGTGGAAGATGCCCTCGATGTCGCCGAACGGGCCTTCGTCATAGGCCACGTTGGCCGCCGGGTGGGCGGTGAACCGCAGCGCGGGCGCGTCGTGCCGATCGCCGTCGTGCCCGTTCTCGATCAGCAACACGCCGGTGCCCGCCGCCAGCTCGTGCGCCATCTCGTTGAAGGCGGTGTCGAAATTGGAGCTGTGGATGTGCTGGAAATAGGCCTCGGTCTTGGCCTCCAGCGCCGCGGCGAGTGCGCGTCTCAAATTGCGCGGCACGTCCTGGCCGGGCTTCAACAGGGCCCAGCGCTGGAAGGGCGGGCACAGCACGTCCTGCAGCCGGTTGGCGAAGCGCGTGGTGGAGATGACCGCCGTCGAGTCGAACACCTTCTGGCCGCGCTGGCTGCCCTCGGCGGTCCTGACGTAGGCCTGGCGCTCGGGCTGGGCGAAGTCGAACACGTCCTGCATCAGCGCGCGCGAGCGCTCCTTGCGCTTCCACGCCTCGTCCGAGCGCTTCAGGAGTTTTTCGATGGTCTCTTGACCGGCCGCCGCTTCGGTTTCCTGTGGCATTTTCATTCCCCTTCGTGCTCGATCGTGAGCTGCTCGGCCGGCACTTCCATAGCGGCGTCAAGATGTTCTTCCATGGTGTAGTTGTGTTCCGGCCCTGCCAGGTACATCCAGCCACCGTTTAGGCAACATTCCATGATGCGGCGCGGCACCACGGCGAAGGCGGCGGCGGCTTCGGCCACGGTGACGCTTTCGCGCGGTTGCAGGACCGCCCAAACCTGAACTGCGCCCGCCATAAACGGCCGCCCGGGAATTCCAGTCTCCTGATCCCATCCAAGGTCAGCTTCGGCCCACGGATGCCTGCCCTGGCGCCAGGCATCGAGCGGTAATTCTTCGCTGT